AGACTCTTCTTTTCTATACTGGTAGATGACATACTCGCTTTTTCCATAGTTAAGCGATGCGATTTTGTTGAGCCTGTATGTGCCGTGATAATGAGCCGTAATGGTGCCGTAGCATCAAGTAATATTTATCGCCGGCTGTATGGCCTTAAAGTATATGTTTTTGATTGTACCGTAAGGGTAAAAGATAGGCAACATAAAACGTGCAGTTTCATTTAGCCCAGTTATAATAGGTACCTGCTCAAAATCTTTTTGCAAGCCACCTAATGGTTTGTTGTCTAAATCGTAAATACCAGAGCTTTCAACAGTCCAAAACCAAGTCCAAACTCGTTGTTCGCCGGTGTAAAAATCGCCGAAGTCGCAGTTTTTCATCGACTCTATACTGCATACTGGTAGTTGAATGTTATGTGGTTGTGTACGTAGTCCAAGGCATTGTACTACTGTTTCCCAATTGCGTTGTTGATTACGCTCAACGCTGTCAGGGTCGTTACTGCGAGTCATGCCAGTTGCAGTAATATCAACTAAACTGAGACCTTGAAAGAATTGTAAATTAGACATGATAAACATATTTAGCGGTCATAAAAAAAGCACAACGAATTGTGCTTTCTTTATTTGTTTTAAAAAAGCTATTAAGCGATTTTGAAACCTGTTGTGCTTGTTACTGTGAAGTTGTTAGCCCAAACGTTACCTGTACCCAATGTTGTGGATAGGTTACCTAGTGCTAGTACACGAGTACTAATGGTTGCAGTTGCAGCGCCAGCTGCCTCAAGTAAAACGCTCAATTGATTTGTATCAACTTGATACATAACAACCGTGCTGTCAAGAGCAATGCTACGTAGCATTGTTTCTACTGGACCACCTGTTGCAGAGTCAGCGGCTGTGAAAGCCTGTGCTTTGCCATATGTGTTGACCATAACTAGTTTGAGTGCTGTTGGGTTCTTTGTTAAACCTGTAGCGATAATTGTTGCTAATGTACCATCGTATGTTGCATCAACGTTGTTAACGCCTTGTGCATCACCTGCATAACGTGTCTGAATTGCCATTTTAAATCTCCTTAAATGTGTGCGTTTCCCGCATGTAATTATTTATACAAATTCTAAAAAAATAGTATTTTAGAGCTTATTTGTTAAACAATGCTTGGCTAAATGTGCCCCGCTGTACTAGTTTTACTGGTCCTTGTGGTGTACTAAACACAAATCCCTCGCCCTCTGGACGACCGTTTACAAACTGTTGCATACCCTGTATTTGTTTTTCCAACTGTTGTGCTAGATTAACTTTAAAAGCATATACAGCATTCCAAATATTTAGCAATCCTGTAAGCCCTTTGGCATTTCTGTACAAGTAGCCGCCAAAGTTTTCGCCTACTAACTTATTGTATTGTACTTTGCTAACATTGTTAACCAACCAATCGGGCAACTCTTCTGAGGTCTGCCCTGTTATACGCTTGTTGGTGTATGTCTTGATTGCGGCTTGTGCTACTTTGTCAAGTCCGGCTAAAAACTTGTCTGATATTGCGCCATATTGTTTTACTGCTGTAGCTGCCGCACGATGTGCCTGCACAGGATCATCTAACTTAAACTTAATGCCGGCACTGGGTGTTAAAATAGCCACAGAACCATCAAGTTGTAATCCTTGTCCATTCCATGGCTGTGGTTTAGCTTGTTCATCTGACAGATATGTATGCACTACTACACCGCCGGCACGACCTTTAATAATTTGCCCAACATTGCTTTTAACAGGAATATGATATTCTACCACATTAGGCTTAAACACGTACATACCATTGATAGGCTGTAATGGTTGGCTCCATAGTAGGTCTCCCCAAAAGAAACCGTTGCTAGATCCCACTGCTTGGTCTAGGCCTGCCCATATGTTATTGATACGTTGGTATAAGTCGCCGCGATTGGCACCACGTGCTTGATCATACTCAACCCAACCTTGTGGACTTGTAACGCGACCATTGGGCTTGTCAAACATATACTTGTCTGTAACAATCAGGTTACCATCAGCATTGCGGCCAAATACCAGTGCTGGAATACCGTCCCATTTGATAGTAACACTACCAGGATTTTCAATTACATATTCCAATGCCTGTATCATTCCAGTGGCCGCTTGGCTACCATCAAAAATAGCATCTTCGGGGTGCGGAGTGCGTGTTGGTGCCGACGCCACTTCTTTAAGAAATTGTAATTCCATTAGAATAATTCCTTAACCATGTCAAGGCCTTGTTGTATCTTTTGTCTGTCTTGATCTGCACGAGCTTGTGCTTCCGGTGTTGCTGCTTTGTCTCGCTTCTTACCGGCAATGTCTATCAGTGCTTTTTCTTCGTAGCGTTGCCAGAACTTGTTGATAAAGTCGCTGGCGTCGGTGAAGTTTTTAAAGTCGCCTTGTCCAAACATTCCGTTTAATTCACAGCTTTCTGCAAATCCTTTAACACCATTGACCAGTTTACTGATCTTAACATCATTGATGTCATTGCCGGGAAATTGTTTTAGCATTGATGCAATCTTGGGCTTTTTAATTCCCAACTGATTTGCTTCGTAGACAAATGTATCTAGAATAAATGTTGCAGGGTTAGTTGTTACTGTAACCACTTCCGTGCCTTTTTGTTTACTAAAAGATACATGTTGTCCATCAACTACTTTTAACTGCACACCTGCGTGTTGAATGCTTAGATCAAGTAGTTCACCCAATACGCTGTACATATTGCCAGTTAACAAACCTTTAACTCCGCGTTCGGGAGTTACACGAGTAGCACCCCAATTGGCTAGTCGCTCTGGGTGCCACATAAAATCTATCTGTACATAATCATTGGCACCTACTCGAAAAATAGGATGTCCAGGTTTACTTTCTGTGGTGTCTACATAAGGAGCATAGCCAGCTTGAACAAAATCAAAAGTTGCTTTATTCCAATAAGATGTAAACTGTGCAAAGCTAACACCTTCTGCTTCTGGGGCAATCATTTGTAAGTCAATATCACCGTAGACTTTATCTGGATGTTCTTGGGTATCTTGTTCGTGATAAGCACTGGATCCTGTAGGACGTCCGCGCTTAATTGCACCAATGCCTTGTGCTTGTGCAAATTTGTTGAAGTCTGCAACAAACTTATCAACTACTTGTAGGGCCACTGCTACAATCTTAGGATGTAGTACTGTGCCTTGCGTAAGTGTTGTATCCCATCCACCTTCAAGAATAATGTCTTTTATTCTCATAGGTTATGTCCTAGTTTACGGAACCAAGCGGCTGTGCCTGCTTGTGGTGCCTGCTCAGGAAGTGTTAACATACCCTTGGCCACATCTTGCTTGGCCTGCGCCAGCTTGCCTTCTTTGTCTGGATCATTGGCCAATGCGGCCAAAATAGTTGCAGTAGAATTTAAGTCTGTGGCTTTGGCACCAGGATTTAACAGCAGTTTAGCCGCATCATTACGATTGTCGGCTACCACTGTGTTGTCATCACGGCGCATGACTGTGCCACCAAATGCATCTACTTTAAGTCCCAGGAACTTGGCAATTGAGTTTAGTAAGATGTACATATGACTGGCTTTGAAATTAGGGTCATCGTACATGCCACGTGGACCATGTTGGTGCCAGTCAGCTACACGTTTAGCATCAGCAATAATCATTAAATCTACTTGTGCGTACAAGGTATTGCCTTTGGCATCTTTGTAAGGAACGTTGATGTGAACGTTACGCCCTTTAATAGCTACAGCATATCCTTTAGCTTGATAGTATTGTGCTAGTGCTTGTTTGGCAGCCTTTTCATCTACTGAGCCAAAGTTTTTAATTGTGGCTTTTGCATCAAGAAATAGGTCGATATCTCCTGATTCAACTTTGTATCCAGCAGATCCAATGTCCGCCATTACTTGTTTTTGTAGTCCACTAGGTAAATCTCGTTTGACCGTATCTACTACCGTAGCTACATTTTCTTTAGCCACAGGACCTGTGTTGTCAAATACATTACCGCCTTCATATAGATACATTACTTACTCATCCGTTGTTTTCTTGACGTTCTAATAGCGGCATTTCTAGCTCTTCTATCTAATACAAACATGTTTGGTATAGTAGCATCAGGCATAACTGGAATTTTTTTACCAGATCGAGTGGATAACTGGTCGAGCGTCTTGATACCTGCTGGATCTGATATCGGGTGGGTAATGCCGTAATCATTGGGGCCACCTAGTTTCATATACCATACGTTTTTATAGCTCTTAAAATATTCTTGGCCACCTGGCCCTGCAACTTGAATTACTGTTCCTTCAGGTGGGATAACTGGAGGAGCTGTGGGTACAGGTTCTACTACGTCATCTGGCAGTGGTGCTAGTTTTTGTTTTGCTCTAATTTCATCTGCTTGAGCTTTTTCTTGGGGAGTGATTTTTTCTCCCTTGGCTATTTTACTGTCTATACTGGTTAAAAATGCTTGATCTTTTTGTTCAAGTGCCTGATTATATAATTCTCGACCTCTATCAGCGGTTGAGACAGGTGGAGTATCACGACCAAAGTACCCAGCTATCTGGTTACCTATGCCTGCGCGAACATCTTTTCTCATTTGTCCACCGGATACATCTTTTACAAGTCTGCCACTTTTATCAACCTTGTAGCCTTTAAGTTGATCTGCTGTATAGTCAGATGCATTAAATTTGCTAGGCCGTTGTCCACCAAAAATTTCATTAATCTTCACCGCGCAATCTCCTAACACCTCTTTTGAATTTCTCAGGTTCTTGCGTACGAATGCTGTTGATTAATCTACGTTCTAGTTCATCTGCTTGTGCAGGTTCGTAGTTTTCACGTATGTAATTAATAAGGTTAATAGCACCAGATATAACATGACTAGCACGACTTTCCACAAGATTTTCACGATCTTTGTGTACTAGTAGTGTATCTAGTTCGTCTAGGATGCTCCGAGCTCGCTTTTGCAAGATTTACTCCAATTTGTTATATTTATACTGATTTTGGTTAATCTTGCTTGCTTTTAAGTCCTACCAGCATTTGCTTTAGTTTATTACTTTCAACACTGGCACCTGGCACCTTTTCATATACTTCACCGGTGTCTGCGTCTATAGTAGGCTTTACTGTGGTACTGGCTTTAATGCTGTTTAAAATGCCAGGGCCACCCGGCCTATACCCACCACCATTTCCAGCTTCTTGTGCATCTGGGCCTGGATCAGTAATACGCATAGTTTCAATGTTGTATTCTAAATCAATCTTTTGTCCTACACCGGTTGAACTACGTGACTTCATACATTGTATTTGATAGCGGCCACGTTCTTTCATTGCACGACTTGTAAAGATACCAAACACGTTATCTGCTGTATTGATCTTACTGATACCACCTGCGATATGACTGTGGTCAAATTCAATTTCTTCCACAGCTGAACGATTTAACTGCGACGCTGTTACCATTAAGATTCCCAACTCCTTGGCCAGGTTACGCAATTCTTCACTGACATATTTGTCTTTGATAAACTGATCATTGGGATTGACTTTAACTGAAACTGGCATTACCAAGTCCAAGTAGTCTACCATAACAAAATCAACTTTAATGCCTGTTTGTATTTGCACTTCTTTTAAGTAACTGCGAATATCGTTGACATTACTTTGTGCCGGCATTCCTTTAACACGATACTGCCCGGCTTTCTTTGATACCATCTTGACTTTAAGTGTAGTGGTATCAATATCTTTACGAATATCTTTTGTACTCATACCCGACAACATTGCATCTGTACGCAACGAAGTTAATTCCTCGGATAGTTCTAGAGTGATATATACTCCGCTCAATCCTGCTTGTAGCCAGCTGAGTGCTATGTTCATCATAACCAAGGATCTACCCGAACC